CAATCTGCGCCTAAAAAACCAGCAAGGAAGTCACAAGCAAAAGGTAACGCTTCAGCTATTGCAAACGCCGCAAAGCTGAAGTAAAACTAACCACCATGAGCGAGAAACTAACCGCAGAACCAGATCAGGAATGGTTCGCAGAGGTCATGCGTCGAGCCGAGGAACACGGCAACAGGCAGCGTGTGGAGTTCTGGAACCCGCAGGCTGCGGCAAAGTGCCTCTGGCTGCTCGCACAGGGGAAGTCTATCAAGTCCACCTCCGAGATCACCGGGCTTGCCCGTGACACCGTGCGGTCGCTCATGTGGCGGCACAGCGACACTCTGGAGACGAAGCGTAAGGAGTTCAGCCAGAAGTACGCGATGGCGGCGGAGACCTACACCGACCTGCTATTTGCAAAGGCAGACCAGTTGTCAGACGACCCCGACCAACTCAAGAACATCTCCCCAGACCGACTGGCGATCACCGTTGGAGTTTTAACGGACAAGTCTATGCAGCTCTCTGGCATGGCTACTGCGGTCGTGGAACACAGGCAGGGTGCGAGTATCGACGATGCCGCCAAGATGATCGCAGAGGCTAAATCTCGCATCGCCAGCAAGGTGAAGGCGCAGGCAGTCGAGGCTGAAATTGTCGCATGATCCCAGAACCAGAATCCAGACACGCAGACCACCTCAAGGATGGTGGGAATCCAGTTCGCCACTACATGGTCGAGCATGACGGCACGCAGCACAAGTGCCACACGCTATCCTACGCCTCGTACTTGGCCGAGAAGTTCAACGCTAAGGTTTGGAATGTAGTGCTGGAGAAGTACATTGAGCCACACATAGGCATATGCAGGTACTGCCACAGGCATCGCGAGCTTCATTTTGTTGACGGGAATAGAGGGTCATTCCCAGCGGAAGAGGATACATTTGGATGCCCTGAATGCGGAAGTGTTTATCGGATAATCGACATCCTCATGGAAACGGACGCATACAAGACCAACCCATGAAGTGGCGTACCCACCAGATCCTTTCCCCTCCGACCGATGAGGAAATCTCCCTCATGGAACCTACAGACCTTGTGGAGCTGCACAGGGTCTACCACGAAGCCGTAGACAACGCTGAACGCGATCCGTACCGCTTTGGCTTCCGACTCCCACACTGGGCGAAGGCAGAGGATCAGCTACAGGAGGTCAACGAGATTGTAGCACTTGGCGGCAACCGCAGCGGCAAGACGCAGTGGGGTGCATTCTCCGTGGTGCGTGCGGCTATTGAGAACCCTAATGCCGAGATCATGTGCTTTGCACAGACTTCCGAGGTGAGCATCCGCCAGCAGCAGAGTGCCGTGTGGGACTGGTTGCCAGCGGAGCTACGCACGAAGCAGACTTCCTCTGGGACATATATCTCATACACGAAGAAGAATGGCTTTACTGACTCATCGCTAATCCTCCCCAATGGCTCGCAGATCATCTTCAAGACCTATAGTCAGTACCAGAACAACCCCACCATCTTGGAGGGAGCGGAGCTGGGTTCTAGGTCTCCTGTGTGGCATAATGTGGGGTGTTGGCTGGATGAGTATTTGCTTGGCCCTGAGTTGATCAACACCCTGCGGTTCCGACTGGCGACCCGCAACGCAAAACTGCTGCTGACCTTTACGCCTATTGACGGGTACACGGAGGTCATTAAAGAGTACCTAGACGGTGCTACGAGCGTAGAGAGCCGCGAGGCTGAACTGCTAAATGGTGAGCTTGTCCCCTATGTCCAGAGGAGCAAGAAGCGCAACGCAAGCGTCCACTACTTCCACTCGCAGGACAATCCTTTCGGTGGCTACGCACGCATTCGGGAGACACTGGTTGGTCGTCCTAGGGAGGAGATCCTAATTCGCGCGTACGGGGTTCCTGTAAAGTCCCATGCCACCAAATTTCCCAAGTTCAACAAGGAGGTCAACATTGTTGAGCCTCACACTATTCCAACCAAGAATGTGACCCGCTACCATATCATCGACCCTGCTGGTGCGAAAAACTGGTTTATGTGTTGGATTGCCGTGGATGAGAGCGGGACGTTCTGGGTCTACCGCGAGTACCCCGGCGTGGACGTGGGTGACTGGGCTGAGTGGCGCGGCGGCAAGTGGGTGCCGGGACAGGGAGCGAAAGGCCAAGGTTTTGGTATCAGGGACTATGTTGAACTAATACATGACCTTGAGGGTGACGAGGAGATCGAAGAGCGTCTAATTGACCCCAGACTAGGTGCAGCCAAGTACCAAGCCGCAGATGGTGCATCTAGCATCATCGAGGATTTGAACGACCAAGACATCGCGTGCATCCCCGCCCCCGGCTTGGAGATCGATGACGGGTTGCAGGCTTTGATCGGGAAAATGGCGTGGGATACAACTATCCCGCAAGATTCCATCAATCGACCGCATTTCTATGTTAGTTCCGAGTGCGAGAACATTATCCAAGCTTTGTCCGAGTACACGGGTGACGGGGGGCTAAAGGAGGCATGGAAAGACCCTATTGACGTTCTACGCTACGCAGCTGTGTCTGGTATTGACCATGTGGATGGGTCGCATATATCTGTAACCATACAGGGAGCAGGAGGATACTAATGACAAACGAAAACCAAACCGAGGCCTTTAACGATGCGCTCGATGCCGCCATTGACCGATTCACGCAGGAATTTGACCTAACATATGCGTCAATTGTTGGCGTGCTGTCTATGAAGGTGGTGGAATTAACCTTACAATCAGGACAATGTTATGAAAAAGACGACTAATAAAAAGGATAAATCAGCGACCAAGTCAGCGACCAAGTCAGCGACCAAGTCAGCAAAACCAAAGGAGGAGCCTATTGTTTCCGTTATGGAGGCAGAGGTTGAGTCCCCAGAGGTGCTGGTGGCGCAGGTAATTAGCCTCGCCAACAACCCCAGATATGTATATGCCTCATTAAATGGGGAAAAGATCACCGTGTCCGTTCCTGCGTGGATGGCACCCAACCTACTCCGCAAACCGCTCACAATCGTAAAGACCCCCGATTCCGAACACTACGAAATTTTCAAAGATGGAAACTGAAGACCTCACCGAATATCAAGAAGGAGAAGCCCTTATCTACGTTGACAAGGAGCCTGACGTGGGTGCTTTGTCCGAGGCTTACGACACGTGCCTGATTGACCTCAACTACTACTTCGACGCATGCCTGCGCTCCTATGACGACCGAAGGAACATCTGGAATGGGAAGTCTGACGACCTTCGCAAGAATGGTGCTAACGCATTCCCGTGGCAAGGAGCCAGCGACCAAGAGGTAAATGTGATCGGTGAGAGGATTGACACCTATGTGGCACTGTTTGACCAAGCCCTCCAGCGGTCGCACATCAAGGCATTCCCGACAAGCATGGCATCCATGCCGAGGGCGGCAATGGTATCTGGCTTCCTGAAGTGGATGCGCTCGACGTACATCCCGAATTTCCGCGAACACATGGAGCTGGGAGCCAACTACCTGCTCGAAAAGGGCTTGATGATTTCCTACGTGGGTTGGCAGCGGGAATCTCGCACCTACCTCCAGACGCTCACCCTCGACGAGGTGGCGCAGGCCGCCCCTGAGATGGTGGACATGCTCCTAGACCCCAATGCCTCAGAAATGGCCCTAGGATTGATTTCTCAGGCTTACCCTGCACTTTCGGGGAAGAGAGCCAGAAAGGCACTCAAAGACCTCAGAAGCAAAGGTGAGGCCCAAATACCGATTCCTAGGGTAACCGTGGATCGCCCGGTCGTCCACTCCTGCGCCCCCGATGGCGAGGTGTTGTTCCCTCCCTATGTTTCAGATCCGCAGCGCAGTCCCTACATTTTCTGGCGCACGTTCCTCACAGCTCAAGAGCTGGAGAAAAAGGTCACCAACGAGGGCTGGGACGAGGAGTGGGTGGACAACGCAATTGATCGCCTCCGAGGCAAGGACAGTTTGTATTTGGATGGAGAGAAGCTCAAGACGGTCACCCGCCTGCCCATCACGGACGATAACGACCTAGTTATGGTCGTCTATGCATACCAGCGTCTTATTGACGAGGAGGACGGTTCCGAGGGTATCTACTGCACGGTCTTCCACCCCGCCACAGATGGATATGCAAAGCATGAACTGCTTAATGGTTATGACGACTATCCCTTTGTCGTAACTCGTTTGTCCAACAACCAGAAAAGAATGTATGAGGTTCAGACCTTTAGCGACATACTCCGAGGCCCGCAGATGCAGATCAAGACCGAGCGTGATTCTCGTATTGACCGTGCTTCACTTGCTACTCTCCCTCCCCTCATGCACCCCGCTGGCAAACCGCCATCCGACTGGGGGCCGGGTCGCAGGATTCCGTATCGTCGTCTTGGGGAACTCCAGTTTGGGCCAACCCCTCCAATGGACTCTGGTTCAGTCGAGGTAGAGGTTTCGATGATCGGTCAGGCAGACCGCAGCGTGGGACTGGACATGAACAACCCGCTCGCAAGCATGCGTCAGCAGTACTTTGTGAGCAAGTTTCTTGACCACGTGCGCGATGTCCTTAACACAGCTTGGAAGTTGTTCCAGCGCATGGGGCCAGATGAGGTATTCTTCCAAGTAACCGGAAATCCAAATCCGCAGGTTATGACTAAGGGTTCCGCCGACGAGAATTTCAGCATTACCGTTAACTTCGACTCCCAGAGCAACGACCCAGAGACTGCTGAAACACAGCTCAAGAACATGGTGTCGCTCGTCCAGCTCGACCGCAACGGCATCATGGATGTCAATAAGCTACTTGAGTTCACGGCATCCAGCATCAACCCGATCTTCGCCGACTATGTCCTCCAA